AACAGAAGATGAGAGAATCAATAACCTCTATGAAAAGGTACAGGATTATATGGGTGTTTATCTCAAATCCTTAGAGTTTGAAAATAACAAACCACATTCACTCACATCATTCAAATAGGAGAAATTCATGAAAAACAGACGATCCTACTACATTGACGCCATCAGAGATCTTAGCACAAACTTTGATGAAAAAACAGAATCAAATATTCTTGCCGAACTGGATAGGAACTGGTTCGATAATGATGGTATGGTTAAATTATATAATGAGTTATTGGAAGTTGTCTATGGTGATGATGGAATTAAAGGTTACTAAGTAGACACTTTAATTAGTGTAACATCACCCCTACAATTTGACTTGGTAGGGGTTATAATAAGTATAACAACAAAGGATTTTATCATGCCCACACCCTCTTACACCAGACAAAACGAATCACTTGATGATTTCATCGTCAGAAACAACGTGAGAAAAGAATTAGCATCAAGAGTCAAAGAATGGACTGAGCAGTATTGTGATGCTATCACTCAGAACTATGAAGATTATCACATCAGACAGTTAAAAGCAAATCTATCAGGTAACTATCCTGAGTATGCTCAACAACAGTTAGATGAGTTGGAGAACGGAACAGCAAAGTTGATGAAGTTTCGAATCAAAGAAGGTCGTAAGTATTATAAAATAGTACAGTTTGAATTTGATGAGAGACTTCAAAAGTATCGTGATAGAAGTGTTCATTCATTTGTTGACAAAAATACAGGTGAAGTTTACATGGCAGCATCATGGAAGAGTCCAGCGAAGCATGTGCGTTTTGATATGAGAATCATTAAGGAACGTGAACTATTACACAACCCAAGTTTTGTGACTTGGAGTACTGGTTACCTATACATGAGATAAAAACAATGCTAATTAATTTTACAAAAGAGGAACTTACACTCATTTCCATTGCTCTCAATGCTTATCAAATGGAATTAGATAATTATCATCTTGAGGAAATGGCAGAAGTCTCAACTAAAGTTGATGCACTTCATAAGGTATGCACTTGTAAGGAACAATCGCAGACAGTTGACAAAGTGTCACAGTCGAGGGTTGGCAAGGACATGGATCTGCTATAATAAGTATATCAACAAAGGAGATCCCCCCCATGCCTAAAGAAATGTTATTCTTATGTGATGTTTACACAAAGTGGTTAAAAGAGAATAATCTACCACACCAGTGTGCATCTGACATACTCTATGGTAAAGATACCATGAACAGATTGACAGTCAATCAAACTTACTGGTTAGAGAACTTTATCTCTACTTGGGACATTATCGCACAAAACGCATAGGAGAACATCATGACCAAAATCAATCTCACAGACAACGAACTACAGGAACTTAAGTATCACTATGTTGATCGCATTGTAGATAACATGAGTTTAGAGGATCTACTTCAGTATGTCAAGGAAGACATGGAAAATGCAGTCAATGATCTATCTGAAGTTGAGTTCTTAGATCAGGCAGAGGATTATTGGAACGATTCATTTGATGAAGTGGTCGAAGACATCAAAGACTATGCGAATTGTGATTTCAAAAAACCGATTGAAGATCGCAAACCATCAAACATTTTCATTGATATCAACAATACAGGAGGTAAGTACTAATGAATTACTTGGTGACTGAAGTTGAATTTGATGTTGATGATAGCACTGATGAAAAGATGACATTTGATGACTACATTGCATTGCGTGATGAAGCATTGGGTGTATGGGAAGCAGTAGATGAAGATGACCTATTAGAGGAAATCACTGCAATGTTTGGGTGGTGCATCAAATCCATCGATTATGAAATTCAACTCAAAGGAGATTTTTAAATGTTAAAATTATTACTATTGCTTGTTTTCATCATATTATCTGTTATAATATACTTAAGATCACTTGACCCACATGCTTAACACTCACATTGAACACCCCGAAGATTCAATTCTAACTGGAAATCTTGATTTCTTACATGCAGTCAAGTCCTATGGAATTGCCCCACATGGTCACGTATCAGTCAAGATTGACGGATCACCCGCCATTGTATGGGGAACACATCCTGTAACACACAAATTCTTTGTTGGTACTAAGTCAGTATTCAATAAGAAATTAATCAAAGTCAATTACACACATAATGACATTGATCGTAACCATAAAGGTTATGTTGCCATTGTGTTACATGCTTGCCTATCAAATCTACCGAAGACTGAAGACATCTATCAGGGTGACTTTCTTGGATTCGGTGGTGATAGTGTATTCCAACCAAATACTGTTACCTATGTATTTCCTGAGATTATTGAACATACTATCATCGTCGCACCCCACACAGTGTATGAGATTGATGAACTTGTACCAAGTCCAAGTATCAATCCACTCAGAGATACAATTGGTATTCCACTCTATCAAACACTGGATAGCACAGAGAAGGTTTATTTCTATCAACCAATCGCAATTATGAATGTCAGTCAATATCTGAAGGAGAGAGTTGACTTCGCATTGCAAGTTGCACAGATGGTTAAATTTGTTGGTAATAAGGAAGCAAAACTTCTTCAAAAAGAATTGAATGACTACATTCGTGAAGGTAAGAAGATTGATTCGAATGACTTTGGAGACTACAACCTGACTTTGATTGGATTCTATAATCTTGTTATGGAGATCAAAGAAGAACTGTTGGGATCCTGTCACAGTAATGAAGTCGCACATACACTGATCGAAGGTGAAGAGTGCGATGGTGAAGGTTATGTATTCCATAGTGGTTATGGTTCATTCAAATTAGTTGACCGTAGGTATTTTAGTTTTTTTAATTTTAATATGGAGAAGGAGTGGGTCACTTAACAAAGTGGCACACTCTTGCCCTACAATCATCCCACATGGATTATAATAAGTATATCAACAAAGGAGTTTCCCACCCATGAGAACAAAAGTCGAACAACTTGAAAAGGACATTGAGTTCTGCATTGATAAATGTGGAATGACCGATAAGCAGATTGGTGAATTTTTACAGGCAGCAGAAGATATTGGTGTCAATTGCGAATATCTTGCAGAAGAGTTTGTATTTGAGAGTGACACGATTGAAGAGTTTCACAGATTACACCTTGACCCAGAGTACCTTAAAATCAACTGGAGGTTAAACTAATGCCCGCACAATTACATGAGTTCTATGTGAAACGCAAATGCACCAAGATGGAATACTTTACTGTTCGAGCAGAAAGTTTAGAACAGGCAAAGTATGAAGCAGAGTATGGTTGGGATTACCATAACTTTGACTGGGAAGAGTTTGACCATGAGACTGTTGAAATCATAGAACAGGAATTACCACAACAACAACTCACATTATCAGGAGTCCTTTAAATGAACGCAACACAACTCACAGCACAGCAACTTGGAGATCTCAAAAGAGAATATGCCCATCTGGTGATCTCAGACATGTCACCCAAAGAATTGTTTGAGTTTGCAGTTCATAGAATTACATGTGATGTTGCAACAATGAAACAGGATCAACTCAAAGAGCATATTGATGAGTATGACGAATATGCCTATGAAGTCTTGGAAGACTATGTGACCGATACAGTTGGTTCATATACAATCTATCAGGAGTTCATGGATGAGAGACATGCAAATGATTGGATCAATGACTAGCACAATTCAACTGACGGACATTCAGAGACGCAATCTTGAAATTCTGGTATTTGATGCACTCTATCATGTTAAGACCAAGAGACACTCACTCACAGAGGTTGAAATCACTGAATTACTGAAAATTATGGAACTTGACCATAAAAACAAGGTAGATTGATTTGATGTATCAAATGATACCAAATTGCTCCTCTCAGGATCGTCTGTAACACCCCTGATTTTAACGTCAGGTATGATAGTAACCCCCCAATTATGTGCCAGTTTGATTAGTGTCTATTTTTTCACCACTTGAATCGAATTTGCATTATAATAAGTATATCAAACAAAGGAGACCCTTCACATGAACTCACTTGACACATTTGTTGATTATGTAGATTCATTCTATGGTACAAATGACCCAATCTATCCCTTGATGAGTGTAGAGACAAAACAACCACTCACAAAATTCGACATCAAACGTGCTACAGAAAACTATCTATTATTATGCCTTGATGAAGATAACAAGTTTTACACTTGGGGTGATGGTGACTCACTTGATCGTGAGAGAGTCAGAGACATTCTACTTGAAGAGTACAACTACAAGCACGTAGGAGAGTAAAATGAAAATCGAATTTACCAACAACGAAGCATACCAACTCATCAAACTCTATGATCTACTGAGAGATATGGATATGCTTAATGATCTACCTGATGAGATCGAAAGTGCATTTGATAAGATTCAAGATGAACAAGTGAACTATCAAAGAAAAGTTGAAACTGCACAGGCAAAGCAACCTACTATGGAATGGTAAGATGAGAATCAATTTAAATGATTTTTTAACTGATGAAGACATCCATACATTATGGAAGATCGCGGGTCGTATCATTGACAGTGGTGCGATCATGGACAATCAGGATTATGAGATCTCACTCTCACTATTATCAGATGAGCAAAAGTCTTGACAAACGCTCACAGATCAATTATAATATACGCAAGGAGAAAAACAATCAATTTATGAAAAATCTTTATATTGTTGATTATTGGGTTCCGTTTCCACAATCTGAATATGGTGGAATTATCAATGTTATTGCCGAGACGGATTCGGAGGTTTTTGAACTACTGGCAGAAGATGAGTCCTTTAATTCAACATATATAAGTCGTATCATGCCAAATGTAAAGAAGGCACAGAGACTTCCTTTATCAGAAGAATTTGAGTCAGGCATTATTGAAGCATTTGTGACTTAATAAACAAGTCATTATTAACTTAAAAACTATGGAACCATTATACAGACTATTTGAACTATCGACCACAGGATGGGAGGAATACGATAAACATGCCCCAAGTATGACGAAAGAGGACTGTCAAGAACTTTATAGAGAGTTGCTTGGCGATGGCATGAGTCCCGATTATCTTCGAATTAAACGAGTATCCTGATGACTTACGAACCAAGAGAAAATGACTATGTAATATGGACGAATGATCTTGGTCAAATCTTTAAGGGATGGGTGTATTATGTATCCGATCCATGTGACAATCAGAAGAGAATCAAAGAGGGTTGGAAACCATTGCTTCGTTATGCTTCGATTGAAATCGGTACAAAACCAAGACCGCAATGTGATCTGAGTAAATTCTTTCATAAGAGAATACATATCTGTTTGATATGCCCAGAACATGAGTGGGGTAATCTTGAATATGTTCGCAGAAGAGTCAGTAAACAAGATGATAGTGACCCTGATGAAATCAGTTATGGTGCATATAAGTCTCAACAACACCGACCACTGGATGTTCAGTAGATATGAAAATATATTATGAATTAGTCTATGAAGATGGGATGAGACATTCGTCATTTAACTTTGATGTGATACAATCTGTATGGAATCTGGATAGAGAACTGATATCCTATTTGAAGATGAGATTTGTATAAAATGATACAAAAAACCTTTTATTTGTATTAAAAAAGGTATTTTTAAATATAAAACAGTGTTTTATATCGATTTGTAATCTGGATAGAATCTGTAGACAATCCTTATAGATTATGTACCTTATAAATGGGTCTGAGACTTGTGACCTTTGCGAGCATAGCATAAGAAGATCCTCTTGTCAAGATACAGGACGGGAAAAAATTCACAAAATGTAACATTAACTACGAGACCTTATAAATAAAATGTTACAATATATGAATCTCGACTAGATTTCTTGTTTTATACTTGACATCTCGACGAGATAGCATTATAATAACAGTATACAATTCAATCTCGACTAGATTTATGTACGACGATTTGAGTCTCGACTATACATATGATCGATCATATGATCTCGACGAGCATTATTCATCATATGACTATGATGATCTCGACGAGGAGTATGCACGAGATACACAAGACTTTCAAGAACTTGCGTATATGCACTATGCATGATGTGTTAGTGCGAGACTTGCAGACACATAGAATCGAACTACCATAGGCGCACTTTGGAGGGAGGTGCACCTAGAGTCTAGAGCGAAATGAATTGATAACCTTGGACGTGGGAAATCCAAGGTTTTTTTTTTGTATCATTTTATACTTCATTATAAACGTTGCGGGGCACCATGCATCCTCATATGTGCCACCTTATGAATTGGCACATAGTCAGCTGAATATATAATAAAATTGCGCGGGAGGAGTGTCGAAGGTTTATAATCAGTCCTACCCCAGACCTGTCCTTATTATAAAAAATTTTGAAACGATGTGCAATGTACATTTTATACCATGTATCTTATTTTACATTGTATCATATGTACATAGACAACCCCTTGAATTTCGTGTATTGTTAATACATGGGCATCCAATGGGCAACATACATCCAATTTTGGTTAGGAGTTGCAACAATCATTGAGTGTAAGTCCCTAATTCTTTTATCCCTTTTCCCTTATGCCAAATTGGTGTCACAACAGAGTTGATGTTTACTCAGAAAACAAAACAGATCTACAGAAAGTGTTAGACATTTTCAGAAATAAAGAATCCGTATTTGGTCAAATCATTCCCGAACCGAACTGGATGGAGATCCCATACAATGGAGAGTTACCACAGAAAAAAGAGTTGAAAAATCCAAATGGAGAAGTGTTCACGACAGTCACAGAATTTGCTGACGGTAGTCAGGATACCAGATGGTACGACTGGAGGTTACAACACTGGGACACTAAGTGGGACGCAAGTGCACTTGATATTGAAGAGACCAGATGGGGTGATGATGGTAATGATGAATTAGAATGTTTCCAAGCAACTTTCGATACTGCATGGTCACCACCCGAAGGAATCTGTTCCAAACTTCGTGAACTGTTTCCAAATGTTAGCATCTCATGGTTCTATGATGAACCAGGATGTGAAATTGCAGGATACCTGTAGGACAGTTAACAAACTGGCACAAATAATCCCCATTCGTAGGAGTGGGGGTTTATAATTAAAACATACACAGGAGTTCCCAACCATGTCAACACTACATCACGAAGACTTATTACTCTCAATCTTCGATGAGGTATGCGAAGCATTTCCCTACCTTGATGAAGATAAGCAAATTGAAATTGCAAATGCTCGTTTTGAGGATTTGTGCAGATGAATTACGAAGAAATTTTAAAATGCTATGAAGGTATTACCGAAGAGCATGCAAGCACATCTTTTGAATTTGGTATTCAAAATGAACTGTATTATAAACTATTCTACAGTTATACAGAGTCACAGGATTCAGTTTGAAAAAATCAGCTGAAATGCATTGTAAACAATTGTTTCAATGCGTTGATATTTTCCCCATTTCAGTCAAATCCTCTGTATAATAGAGGTATAAGAAATTTATTCCCTTTCCCTTTATGTTTGATTACAAAATTACTGCTTACAATAAACTTGGTAAAGTTCAAGAGGTAGAGAACCTCTTTTGTGCACCTGATGAAATTGACGGTGTAATGTATGACATGTCCGAACAGTACGGATATGCAGAAGCATTTGATACAATGAATACTCACGTTGGTGAGTACGGTATTAGACCTCTTTCACTTGGTGAGAGAAGATACGTCTAACACCCCCCCCCATTATACACTATTATCCCTTATTATCATGAACGGAATTAACATTGAATTAACTCCCACACAGTATGACTACCTATATGACGTGCTCATGGAAGCATACGCAAACGACGTTGCAGAGCAGAAAGATTGGGACGTGCAGACATTCGACAATTTAATTGATAATGTCTGTAACGGCAAATCTACAAATCTTTCATCTGACGTGAAAGGAATTGTAAATTAATATTACAACAACCCTGATTCGTATGAGTCAGGGTTTATAATAAACACATAAGCAATTTTATCCCTTTCCCTTACATGACTGCTACAACTTACAACGGATGGACAGACTGGACAACTTGGAACTGTGCCCTCTGGATCCAAAATGAAGAAGTGATTTACAATCTTGCAAAGGCATGCAGAGATTATAATGAATTTTTAATTGAAATGCAAGTAATGTGTGGTTTCTTTGAAACTCCAGACGGTGCCGACTATGGAGAAGCAGATCTAAAAGAAATGAATGAGTTAATAAGGTCATTGTAAACAATTATTTCAGTCCACGGATTTCCCCTTGAAGTTCGTGGACGATCCTTTATAATAAGGACATAAGCAAATTAATCCCTTTCCTATTATGCCCAAACCAGAAATACACTTTAGTCCCGTCTTTGGAATGGGATTCTACATCTCAGAAGATGGCACTCTTATGAGTATGCCCGCATTTGAAAATGGATCTTTCGACATTGAGAATGAGGTTGCCGTTTCAGAGTGGGAGAATACATCTGTCTACACCACAGACCATTTACAGGTACTTGCAAGCATTATGCAGGTTTGCACTCTCAAACGTGATTACGTCAACATTGGTTACTATGCAGAGAGATTCGGGAGAGCAGTCGCATGAAATGGACAGACCGTAAATGGGGTATCTATAAGAAGTGGGAGGACACTTCTTATAAGTACTTCCATAAGATTGAATCGTTCCCTACTATCACAGAAAAAATGAAAACTAAACTCACATCACAACAGGTTTATGAGATTTGCTTTCAGGATCTCAAACCAATTACAAACAGCAACCCACGTTGCCCATATCCACGGAGGAAGATTAAGTAATGGAAATTCTAATTTTAGTTGGTGGTCTTTATTCATTATATACAGTCGGAATGGCAATCGCGGCTGAAATGGATTACAGAGAGGTCAACAGAGACAGTCGTTAAACTGTCCACTTTTATCCCATCCGACGTACTTACGGATTATAATAAGTACATAAGCAATTCACTCCCCCCCCCTACATCATGAGACAAATTGAAAAGCAAATGAACAACGCAATCCGTAACAAGAGAAACTTTTCTAAAGCAAACACCATGGTAAGTTATGATGCAGCTGAGAACTTAAGTTCCGTTTTCTTACATGGTAACCGTATTGCAGATTTTGACCACGCAAAAGGTAAAGCATGGATCAGTTCATGTGGTTGGACATCTGTTACCACTAAGTCCAGACTCAATGCGTTTTTATATGAAGTTGCGTACGGTGTATCCGTATTTCAAAAGAACTGGCAGTGGTTCTTACATGACAACCGCTCTACAGCAACGATTGACTTCTACGACAACATGGTCGTATTTTCTAAACCACTTACACTCTCAGACGTGTAAACAATTATTTCAGATGCCCGCACTTCGTGGGCATCTCCTTTATAATAATTACATAAGCAAATTTAATCCCTTTCCCGTTATGAACAGACCACAGGCAATCGCATCAAGAATCAAATCAAACGACAACTTCGACAACGTGGCATATGTATGCTGCGATTGGGAGGAGTTTGTATTTGAAGTTGCAGAGTGGGGAGTCGACCACATCGCAACAGTTGACTTTGACGATCTTACACCTGATGAAGTGAATCAGTTAGATGAGTTCATTGCTTCATTCGGTTGCTCACCTGAGAACCCACACCCTTGCAGTAAGTATGCCACCCCTAAAATAATTTCATTCGCATAGGGTCATTCGTTCGTTAACAGCAGTTGCCCCCTTTATGGGGGTTGCCCCCCCGTTGATGCGTGGCGTGCCCCCGTGTATAAAAACGGGTAACTTCCCTAGTCTACAAAGTGTTACGAAAGGCACAAATATATTCCACTTCTCAAAAAAAATTTTCGTATATATAAAATCAAGTGTGAAGATTCATTAAATGAAAAAAAATTTCGACCAAATTTTTTCGACCATAGAGATCGATCCAGTAACTGATAGGTATCATATTACAATACCAGAGGAAATTATAAATGAATATGATTGGTATGAAGATCTTGAATTAAAATGGAATATCGATAACAATGGTGATATCTTTATTACAACAGAGTTTGATTGACAAGCACTATATAATAGTATATAATTGAATTGATGAACAATCTATTATGGCAAAAGGATTTACAGTAAAAGCAAAGAAACCCCCTGCTCAGAAAAAACCCGAATGGGATTATGAGAGAGCAAAAGAATTAATTAGAGGCAAGAGAATAGTATTCTGTCTACCAGGTCGAGGAGTATCATATGTCTACTTAAAGAATTTCGTACAACTATGTTTTGACATAGTGCAATGTGGTGGAAGTATACAGATATCACAGGATTATTCATCAATGGTGAATTTTGCCCGTTGTAAGTGTTTAGGTGCAAACGTACTGAGAGGACCAAAGCAACTTCCTTGGGATGGTAAATTAGAGTATGATTATCAGTTATGGATTGACTCTGATATTGTTTTTAACTCAGAGAAGTTTTTTCAGTTAGTCCTTGATGCCAATCCAGAAGGAAAAAAAGAAAAGCATATTGTTGCAGGTTGGTATTGCACCGAAGATGGTAAGACTACATCGGTGGCACATTGGTTAGAAGAAGATGATTTTCGAAATAATGGTGGTGTAATGAATCACGAAACAATCGAAAGCATATCAAAACGACGCAAACCTTTCACCGTGGACTATACAGGTTTCGGATGGTTACTTATACGAAAAGGTGTATTCGAACACGAAGGATTACCATACCCATGGTTTGCACCCAAGATGCAGGTCTTTGAGTCGGGTGAAGTACAGGACATGTGCGGCGAGGATGTCTCGTTTTGTCTCGATGCAATCGCAGCAGGATTTGAAATATGGTGTGATCCAAGAATCAGAGTCGGACATGAAAAAAGTCGAGTTATATAAAGTCACTAAGGGTCAGGAGGTTCTTGGTAAGAATTTAACTGTGGAAGATTACTGTGAACTGATGGAAGATCTGGCACAACAGTTTTATGATGGAAAATTTCAAAACCCCCTCGATCTTACGACTACAATACAAACGGAGTATGAAGAATGAATTGTTGGCACTGTAAAACTGAATTAATCTGGGGTGGAGATAACTCCATGGATGAGTTAAATGATGGAGAAGAGTCTGAATATGATTTCTTCTCTAACTTTACTTGCCCAAAATGTCAATCATATGTTGAAGTCTTTCATCACAAATAATGTCTACACTAATTACAAACTTACCCTCATATGAAGTCTGGGTCAGAAAAGAATATTTAACCGACCATAAGAGTGGTCATGGTGAATTTGTCAAAGGAGTCTGGGTATCTGCAAAGAGTATACCTGGCCGTGCCTTTTATTTTGAAACTTATCTACCTGAGTATGCAGCAATGTTTGATAAGTTGCCCATCTCTGCCTTTCTCTCGTCTCCAGAGATACCAGATCCTGATATGACTCTTCATAATCTACAGTTTTGGAACTGTATGGACTATGGTGTGGTTGCCGTTCAGAAGCAGTTTATCGGTTCAATGCACTACGAAGTCTATACAAGGGATTATGGTAACCAGACGGGCACGTACATATGTACTCTTGACAATTATCATCAGGATGTGG